GAGCAGCTTATTCGTATCAGTAACCACCCCACTTTAGTTAAGTCATACGAGACTGACGCAAGTGCAGGTGCTGGTTCGGTGATCAATATGCCTGACGATATGGAAGCTGGCATGAAGCCCTATATTTTACAGCCCAGCGGTCAGAACCTAGATAGCGTTAGAGCGTCTATCAACGACAAGATCGAATATATCAATCGCATGGCTCATATGGGCGCAGTACGCGGCACAGAGGCAATCACGCAGTCTGGTGTAGCAATGCAGACTGAGTTTCAAATGCTTAACGCGAAGCTGGCTGAGAAGGCCGACATATTAGAATTAGCTGAAGAGCAAATCTGGAACTTTTGGTGCGATTATCAAGAGCTGACCCCAGATGTTGAAATATTCTACCCTGACAGCTTCGATATTCGCGACTACGACAAGGAGCTAATATTCTTGCAGCAGATGCGAGCGACCGGCGTTAAGTCTGTAACTCTATCGCAAGAGATAGACAAGCAGATCGCCGACCTAGTGCTAGACGATGAAAAGCTGGCTAAATCGCACCTTGAAATCGACCAAGGCACACAAGTTATAGGGCAGTTCAACGAAGAGGCTGAATAATGCCTACAGAATCGCAATATGACGAGATTCTCGACAGGCTGGCAGATGACCATCAGCGTAGGCTTTCAGAGGCTCTAACAGCCTTAGAGGAGCGTGTAGCGGGTGTTATGTCTGGTGCGCCACTAGAGAACGGCAACCTGTTCGATACTGAATGGGCTATTGCTGCTAGGCCGCAATTACGTGAGGCCATGGAGCAAGACTATTTGACTGCTGTTGATTCTGTTGTTCGGGAATATGGACAGGTCGCAGTAGAGGCTCAGGATATGCTGTCAACTTATGGCGACTTCACCAAGTTAGATTCTACGGTGATTAACCAGTTGCAGCGTCTATCATTTCAAGGCTTCGAGTCTGTTGCCAACGAATATCTCGATGTACTTGCTAACGAAGTTTATCAGTCTACTCTGACAGGCAGATCGTTTAACGATACGGTCAAGAACCTGCGCCAGACAATCAACGGCGTGTATATCCAGAGCGACGATGTGGAAGCCCAACGGCTAGTGGATATTGTAAACAGTGGATCGCCTACTGCAGCCAAGGAAGCTGCCGAGCAATTACGCACTAAGTTTGCCAGAGATAGGTCGGGTAATAACCTGCGGCGATATGCAACTGTATATGCGCAAGACAGTTTGATGCAGTTTGATGCATCAATTAACACTGCTATTGGCAAGCAAAGCGGTGCGACTAAATGGAAATACTACGGCGATGTCATCAGGGACAGCAGACCTTTCTGCCGCGAACACGCAGGACAGGTGTTCACTGAAGAAGAGATTGCAGACACTTGGGCGGGTAGTTGGAAAGGTAAATCATCTGGCGACCCTTACATAGTAAGAGGCGGCTATAACTGCCGTCATCATTGGCGACCAGTATTTGACGAGGAATAACATGGCATACGGTAAAAAGAAGAAGAAAAAAAAGCCCACTAAATAAGCTGGGCTAAAGTCTTGGGGGAAAAATCAATAGGTATTATATCTGTTGTTAAATTCTTCAATCCATCGGTCTAAGGTGAAGTCATTCAGTTTGTAGACAGGGATTGATGGGCAATCGGTGTAGCTAATATCTGTTGGGTGTATCCAGTAAAAATAACCCTCACCTTTGTATAGCTCCCATCCAGCCTCTATCTCTTGAATCGCTTTATTGACCTTTTTCATTGTAAGCATTTTATTACCTCCGAGGGTAGCCCCCTTTCGGGGGCGGTTGAATTATGCAGCGTCTACTGTTGGCGACATTGAGTAGTTTCCAAACGGCATGAAGTATTCGCAATCATTGTATTCATGAATTTTAGCTTTTTTTGGCTCACAAGTATTTGGATGGTTGAAAAATACTGTTTTAGCTGTTCGGCGTGTAACCGTTACTTCAAATGTGCTGTCATAGTTTGAAATAAATCTACCGCGATAAGTTTTGCCAGCCTGTAATTTTTTCATGTCGTTTAACCCTTTGTTTTTTGAATGTAGGAGAATAATGCCTGTTGTTTACATTAATGTCAACACTTTAGATGATATTTGAGCAAAAAAGTTTATATGCTAAAATCGAGACTCACCAAACTCTATTTGAGGCATCGTTACATGAGCGAAGATATCGTGGAAAACACAGAAGAAAACCTAGATGACATTCAGCATGAAGAAACTAAAACATTCACACAGGCAGAGCTAGAAGATGTTGTGGCTAAACGCCTAGCGCGTGAGCAGCGCAAGTTTGAGAAAAAGCTATCTGGTATTGACTTAGAAGAAGCTAAACAATTGTTATCTCAGAAAGAACAGATCGAGCAAGACAAGCTCAAAGAGCGCGGGGAGTTTGAGACAATCCTGAAGCAGACTGTAGAAAAGAAAGATGCTGAGATTGAAAGCTACAAAAGCAAACTGCAAAAAACTCTTATCGATGGTGCGCTATTGCAAACTGCTAGTTCCAATAATGCTGTCAATCCAGAGCAAGTATCTGCCCTGCTGCGAAACCAAACTCGACTAGCTGAAGATGGCACAGTTGAGGTATTAGACAACAATGGTACGCCGCGTTACAATGACAGCGGTGAACTGCTTACTGTCAATGAGATGGTAGGCGAATTTCTTACAGCAAACCCTCATTTTGTGCGAGCCAGTAAAGGCGGCACAGGTAGTCAGGGTAACGCTGGCGGCTCTACGCAGAAGCCTTTGACTGCGGTTGAAATGGTTGAGAATTGGAATAACGGTGGTCGCGAGGCTTACCGCGCCCTAATGAAAGCCAACAAATAATCTTTTTAACTTTAAACATTGAGGTAATGCACAATGGCTGCAACTACTAGTACAACTCTTGACGACCTGTTTGCGAATATTATCGCTCAGGCTCGTTTCACTGCTGAAGAGCAATCCCTAATGATGGGCTTGGTTACTCAGTACAACATTGGCAACGAAGCTGGCAAGACCGTTCAGGTTCCTAAGTACCCAGCAATCGCCGCTGCTGATCTAACCGAAGGCACAGATATGTCTTCAACCACTGTTTCTACTAGCTCAGTTTCTGTAACTGTTGGCGAAGTAGGCGCACAGGTTGTTTTGACTGATCTCGCTGCTATGGGTGCTGGCAACCCTGCTGTTGAGCTGGGAACTGTTCTGGGTAACGCAATCGCTACTAAGATTGACACTGACCTAATCGCTCTGTTCACTGGCTTTAGCTCAGGACTTGGCGGCGCTGGCACTGAAATCGCTGTATCTGACTTGTTCAAAGCTCAGGCTACTCTGCGAGCTAACAAGGTAACTGGAAATCTGGCTGCTGTATTGCATCCATTCCAAGCCTACCAGATCAAAGCTAACCTGACTAACACCTTCGCTAACCCGAACGGTGGTGACGCTCAGAACGCAGCAATGATCAACGGCTATGTCGGCACTATCGCTGGCATCGACGTATATGAATCAGCTAACGTATCTATCGACGGCAACGATGACGCTATTGGTTGCGTATTCGCACCAGAAGCTCTTGCCATCGCTATGAAGCGTGACTTCAACATCGAAACTCAGCGCGATGCTTCTCTACGCGCCTTCGAGCTTAATGCTACTGCCGTTTACGGTGTTGCAGAGCTTGATGACGACTTCGGCGTTAAGATCACTGCTGACGCTGCTCTGTAAGAGTGACAATAATCCCTGCCCCTTTCGGGGGGTGGGGTTTTATTTTGGAGATATTATGGCTATTACGTATCGAGGCGAAAGATTCGAGGGCTACAACAAGCCTAAGAGAACTAGCAAGCACCCTACCAAGAGTCACGCTGTACTCGCTAAAGAAGGCGACAAGGTGAAGCTGATAAGGTTCGGGCAGCAGGGCGCAGATAATAAGCCACCAAGAAAGAACGAAAGCGAAGCTGATAAGGCAAAGCGCAGGTCATTCAAAGCGCGATTCGCTAAAGACATTGAGAAAGGTCGCAAAGACAAAACCGCATCGGCGGCATACTGGGCAGATAAGGTGAAGTGGTAATGGCATTTAGTACAGACGCAGACCTAATGGAGCTAGTGCCAGATATTCTAAGTCTCGGCATTGATTCCT